ATAATAATATTTTTTTGTATTATTATTAGTATTAAAAATAAATTCTTTTGATCTAATATAAAAAGTTTATAATTTTTTAAAATTATTTTATTATTTAACAAAATCTTTGATATTTATTAATAAATTAATTATAATGAAAATCCTTTCAATTGATCCAGGATTAATTAATTTATCTTATATCTATTTAGATCCATCTTCATACAATAATCAATCCTTGAATCCATCTTCATCTAATGATACTCCTAATATTATTAAATGGCAAACTATTTCTGTGACGAATAAAAACTATAAAAAAATGAAATTTGAAGAATTAACTGAAGAATTATTATTAACATTAAATGAAAATTTTAATGATGAATTTGATGCTGATATTGTTTTAATTGAAAATCAACCTTCCCTTAAAAATATGAATATGAAATCAATTTCAGTTGTCATTTATACTTATTTTAATATGATGCGACTATTATATGGTAATATTAAAGAAGTTAAATTTATTTCTGCTACAAATAAATTGAAATGTAAAAAAGGAAAAAATCTTAAAATTGATACCTATAAAGATAGAAAAAAATCTAGTATTGAATTAGCTAAATTATATGTTACTGATTTATTTCCTAATTGGATTGAATTCTTTAATAATCAAAAAAAAATCGATGATTATTCTGATTGTTTAAATCAAGCTATTTATTATATGGAATTTGTTCTTAAAATTTTATAAACTTTTTTAATAAATATTTTTATATTAATAATTTAATTATATTATTAGGCAAAAATCTGTTAGATTCTTTTGATATTTTTGAATGTATTTTATTATTTATATAACCAATAACATTTGGTGAAAAATGATTTATTTGTTTATATAATATTATATTTGTAAGATATAAGAAAAATTTATCATGAACTTGATGTTTATTTATTTTTTCTATATTTGTTAGATAATTTATATAATAATTATAAAATATTTTTTGAAATTCTATATAATTATTTACATTATTATATATATTATTATAATATTTATTCAATATTGTTATTATTATTTCCGTATAATTATTAAATATACGTTCTGTTATAATACTTGGTATATTTTCAGGTACTTTATAATCATAAGTTGGACAAATTACCATTTTATTTATATCATCTTTGAGATATACTTTAAGATTATCTATGATTAATACATTATTTTCTAAATCCTTTCTCCTTAATTTACCATATTTCTTTTTTAATGAATTAAACAAAAATGGCGATATATGTTGAACTGATTTTTGCATATTATTATCTACTATTAAACAATTTTGTCTAGTAAATATAGGCCTATTAAATTTAAAATTTATTGATTTTTCTATTTGCGGTACTAAATAATTTGCCCAATTTTTTTCTGAAGCTGTATATATAAAATATTCTATATTTGAATAATGCTCTTTTAATTTTTTAAGAAATTTTTCAAAATATGATCTAATTATACCATTATTTAATTTATCTATAAAATATTTATTGCTAAATATTGATATTTTTTTATTTTGTTTTCTTATTTGATTGTTCATTTCATATAAGATTAATTGGGGTCTCACATCTGAAACACAACTCCCGTCTAAATCTATTAATATTATTAATGGTAAATTACTCATATTATTATTAATATATATTTTATAAAATATTTAATAATGATTAAATTCCTATATTTTTATTTTATAAATAAAATAAAAATATAAATTAAGACAAAAGAATTAAGGAATATAAGTATAATTCCTTAATTCTTTTGTCTCAGTATAAAAATGTAATAACTGGAAATAATTCAAAAACAATTTAGAAAATCAATTACAAATCCTAAATAAATATATGTAAAAGAGATCATTATAAATTTAAAAAATATTTAAAAATTTATATTTTATTTAATCTATAATAATCTGATTTATCTTTAATATTGTCATATAGATTCTTTAAATTATAATACATTTCATTATTTGTTAATTGTATTTGATTTTTATCATATAATTGTTTATTACCATATATGTTATTTAAATGATTACTATTATCTGCATTTATTTTTTTATTATATTCTATTTCATCTAATTTTTGTTTTGTATATAATTTAATATGTTTTAAACAATCTACAACTTTTGATCTTTTTATACACAAGAAAAAATTATTCTTACATCTTGAATCTTTTAATTCTGATGTATCAACATGTGTAAATTCCTTCCATTTTTTTATACAACTATCATCCCATTTATCTGTATTAAGTATATATTGTAAATCATCCAATAATTTTTTCACTTTTTTATATTGAAATTTTAAAGTTCTATTATTTTTTTCTATATATTGTTTTAAATCATATTGATTTATATAAGATTGATATAAATAATAATAAGGTTTATTTGGAATTTGCTCTAATATAAATACATGTCCAGGAAAATATGCAGATTTTTTATATTTATCATCAAATGTAAAATATCCATCTGTTAATAATATATAATATAAATATCTAAATTTATAATTATTTTTTAGTATAATATTTCTATGTCTTAATATTATATCATTATTATTATCTATATTTGATTGATGTCTTTTTTTTGTATCTCCATTATCACAATAATTTGCAACTTCTAATGTTTTTTCTTTTCCTAACATAAAAAAACTTATCATAACAGCAGAATTGAGACACTTAGTTGTTAAAAGTTTCATATAATATTCTTTAATATCATTAGTTAAACATTGCATTATAGGACGAATATAATTTTTTAATATATATCCTATATCACATCTGTCACAATAATTTTCTGTACATTTAGAAAATTTTAAATTTTCTTCTATTTCCATTTCTATATTTTATTATTTTATTATATTTATTATTTAAAAATTATGAAAAAATTTTATATACTATTATATATATTTTTTATTACTATAAATTTTTAATATTATTCTGAATTATTTAACTATATATTCAAATATAGATCAAATATACTATGAGCATTTTAATTATATTTTTTTCTTCTATAAAACAAAATCAAAAATGGAAACAAAATATAAAATAATTATTGTATTATTTATTATTGTTATTATTTTGTATATGATATATTTTAGTATCAATTATATTAATACTCAAAAAACAAAAGAAACATTTATAATTGAAGATGATCTAGAACATTATGTTGAACCACCTGTACAAAAACCAGCAACTTCTGTTTCAAATGAATCTAAATCTTCTGCAGAATCTACTCAAGAAAAAAATAAATATGATACTAAAATTTTAATATTAAATGATATTGAAAATTTAGAAATTGATAATAAATCTATTAAAGGACAATTGATGGAACTTTTATTCCAACAAGATGAATTAAGTAAATTTGAATCAATGTCTGATATTGATCGTAAAAATTATATTAAAGATAAATATAATTTTATAAGAAAGAATGATGTGATCCCCGTATCTAGTCAAGAAAAAACAACAAGTGAAGAAACAACAAATTTATCTAATACAACAAATTTATCTAATGAAAAAGTAGTTTCTGAAAATGTTAAAAACTTTATTAATGATCAAAAAGATAAATTAAGTAAGATATTAGACTCTAATAATAATAATAATGAATTCTTAACTAAAATAATTGATAATGTTAATAAAATATCTGATGATATTTCAAAAATACCAGAAGAAAATAGTTCTATCATTGGAGAAGCTAAACTTAATTTACTTAAAGTTACCCAAGAAACTATGGATAAAATTTCAGGAGTTCAAGATAAACTCAAAAAAATATATTCCAATTTTAATGTTCCAGATCCTAATTCTCTACAAAATGTGATTACTTCTACTTTATTACCTACTACAAAAAATACAATACGTACTCCAGTTATTCCTAATATTCCATCTCCTGTTTTTGATAATTTATCTTCATCTCTAAATACTACTCCTTCTTTACCTACTAATTTATCATCAACTCAAACAACTAATCCGACTTCTCTAAATGCATCATCATCACCTACAACAGTTATAGAAGGTTTTGAAAATATGAGAATATTCGCTCCATATTAATTGATTCAATTAGTACAATAATGATATAAATTCTTCAATTACAAACTTGGTTTTATTACAGGATATCTGTTCATATAAATATTCTGGATCAATATTAAATAAACTTTTAATTAAAGATTTTTGTAATTTCACAAATTGTATTAACATTTTAAATATTATTAAAATATTATCATCATTTTTTTTTTTTAAATTATCTTTAAGATCATTTATTAAAATATTAATATAATATGATGAAGATTTATCTAATTTAAATAAAAACATTAATTGTTGTATTATCATATTCTTTGCAAATAATATATTTTTCATTTTTTGATTTGTACAAAATGATTCATATTCCGTAACACCATCTATTAATAAACTACATTGATTTATTTTATATATAATTGTATCTATGTATTGATTTACATATGAATTTATTGTATGAAATATTATTTCTAATTCATTGTCATTACTTATGTTTATAATGTCTTTTAATAATTTAATATAAATATCTAAAAAAAATATTTGTATACAACATTTATCCAATAATTCTTTAATTATTATGCCAACATTTTCAGTTGACTTTATTAATTGAATTTTTTTCATTATTTTATTATAATTTTGTGTATTTACAATATTTAATAAATTTGTCATTATTCTTCCTAAATCTTGCTTTTTATCTTCCTTATAATATTTATTTGGTTTGTATGATGAATTATTATATATATTCTTATTTTTATTCTTTAAATTTATAAAATTATTTATATAATTTGATGAAAAACATGTATATTTTTTAAATATTTCATCATATTTTTTAAATAATACTTCATTATTTATTTCTTTTGGTTTTCTATTTAAAAAGTCTGATTTATCAATAATAATAATATCCATATTTTATATTATTATTAATATTTAAATAATATTAAATATTATTTAAATGAGTTTTATATAATATTATTTAATAATGGAAATTAATATTAACTTCAAAAAAAATATATTAAATGAATTATATGATTCATATAATGTTTATTATGGAATTATTTTATATGATTTAAATAATCATCTTAATATTGAAAAATTTTATAAAAATTTAATTGATTTAGATTATCCTTGTATTATTATTAATTCATATAATATTGATAATAATATTTGCGATAAAAATTTATATCATAAATATAGACTTTTTATCATTGAAAATTCTATATTTAAAAAATTTATTAATAATTATAAAATAATTAATGATATTACATTTATTTTATATTATGATATTGATTCATACAATAATTATAAATTTATTGAAAATAAATATCCTTTCATTAAATATTTAATTTAATCGCTAAAATTCTTTCTATAATTTCTAATGATATATTATAATATATTTAAATCATGAAATGGTATAAACTTCTATTAATTATTTTTATAATCGGTATCGTTATATATGCTCTAAATTCAAGTTATAGTGATATATTAAATAATTTACCTGAAAGTATGAGATCTAATGTTGAAAAATATGATAATTCTAATAATATAACTATTGCACTTTTCCATGCAACATGGTGTGGACATTGTGTACAATATAGAAAGGCTGGAACATTTATGAATACTTATAATTCAATAAATTCTGATCCATCTATGAGTAATATTAAATTTATTGAATATGAATTTGATAATAATAAAAATTTAGCTACTAAATATAATATTAATAGTTTCCCAACTATTGTTGCTATTGATAGTGATGGAAATCTGTTATCTACATTCAATGGTGATCGATCTAGTTCTGATGAATTAATAGCATTTGCAAAAAAAAATTTAAATAAATAGATATTTTTTATATTTAATCTAATTTTTCTTTAATTTTATTATACCCCATATTAATATAATTTACCCAATTTTCTTTAGGAAATATTATTTTTAAATCCATTATTGAAAACCAATTATCATCATTAAATTCTATTGTAATAATATTTTTTTCTAAATTATCATTTATTTTATTTTTTGAATTTATTTTATCATTTACTAAACTATTTATTAAAAAAAATATATAATTTAAAAAATTACTTGTATCTTTATAATTTACAAATTTTATATTAATCCCTATTATATCTTTCAATTTTGTATCATCGAAATAATTTATTGGAAAATTATTATATAATCCACCATCCATATAAATATTTTCATTTATTGATAATGGTGTAAATAATAATGGAATACTACATGATATTCTTATTGCTTTTATAATACTTAAAAATGGCATATTATCTACATTAAAAAATTCAGATTGTTCAAGTGTTAAATTTGATACACAAATTATCATATTTTTCCCAGTTATTTTTGCTAGTTCCATGAATGTTACATCTTTAACATATAATTTTTTATATATAATTCTTTCTAAAACTGATTCTAAATTTTTACCAGAACTAATACCATATTCTGATAATAAATTAAAACATTCATTTGGGTCAAAATTATTTATACTTTCATCTGAAAAAATATGTACTAAAAATTCAATTATTTCCTTGTATGAATAATTTAAAATTAAAAATAAACACATTATATTACCTGCTGAAGATCCTACATAATTTTTTAAATTATTTAGTAAATTATGTTCTTCTAAATATTTTATACATCCTATTACTGATATTACTTTTAATGCACCTCCTGCAATTACAATACTTGAGAAACTCATTTATTATAATTTGTTATATTTTATCATAAAATATAAACTTATTTGAGCTATCTATTACTACATGGGAATTTATTTCCGTTACAAATTTGTAACAAATTTGTAACAAAAATAAATTAATAAAAAATAAAAGTTTGAATAATTCTACAATATTATAATTCTTGTGTATATTTTTAGAATGTTTTGTATAAATTGTTTTTTTCTTGTAGTTTTACTAGTTTTTTTCTATTATCTTCTGAATCTGCAAATATGTTACAACTACAATTACTAGTCTTACCAACGTTACCATTAATTATTGTACAATT